CTTGCCACTCACACCGGAGATTCCGCTATTGGAGAACGAAATGGAATCGCCTACAAATAACCCGTGTTCTTCTAATTCTACGGTTACTACATTACCGGATTGCGAAATGCCACCTGTTACAAAAAAATTCTTAGTCATTACTCGGCTATACAAGAATGACCGAACCATTTTCTTACTCGCCACATCACGCTCTTCTACAAGCATAAATAACCGATTTCCAACAATGCCCATAGAAAAACAGTGCCAACCCAATGTTGGATTTTGCGGATGATAGTCCATTAAAATTTCTGGCGTCGTCCAAGTATTGCCATTATCAAAGGATTTGACCCAAGCAATACGCAAGTCATCATAGCCGTGGCGGAAAGCCAACATAAAGGGGGCATAAATCACTCCATTATGAACAAATGCTTTATCTTGAGTCCAAGCTGTGTAATAACCTGTTCGGGTAATTTGTGATAAGTCCGCCTTATAATAATCCTCAGACAAGTAATCAATACCGTTAAATCTATAAGCTACTTGTGAGATATGGCTAGCCGGCACAATTCTTGAACTTGCCGGAATCACATTCCCCAACCCTAAAACCGGCTCTTGCCACGCTTGCAAGCGCTTGATGGCATCGTTATTCACGCTGTCTAAGCTGACTCCAAAGTCAAAGATATTGAGTGTTGAATAAACTCGTTTCCATCGTTTGCCACCGGCCGTCACAATCACCGTCCCAGCATTGTCTGCGGTTGTGGTATCCGCAAAATCAGCATAAAACACCCCACCACCAAGGTTCTTTCGGGCGTGGTAGGATTTAACCAAAATACGTTGCTGGTCTTCTGTTGGCTCGATGGTGCGTAGTTGAGTAATAGATTCACATTCACCAACTAACTTGAAACCATCTGGCTTGCTAAGGTCATTCACAAATCGATTAAACTCAAGCCTTGTGGCGTAAACAATATTATTATTTAGTGACAACGTAACCGAATCACTACTGCTAACTCTTAGCACAATACGGTAGTATTGCACTTTGCCACTACCTTGCTCTAACACCGGCTTATAATTTTCAGGGCAGTTGGCAACCGCAACAAGTTTGTTTTGGTCATCATAAATACCGACCTCTCGGACGGTAAAGCCGCCTACTGTTTCCGGCACAAGTAATTCTGCAATTACCTGATTAGGTGTTTCGCTATCTTGCAACAAATCCGTGATTTCAGCTCGGTAAACCTCATTAATGAGTGTAGTTTGACTCTCACTTGGCGTAGTTGGTGTACCGTTACCATCACCAATCGCCATTGTTTTCAATGGCACTGGTGTATTATTCGCAACAGCTTGAGCAATAACGCTCTCGCCATATTTTGTGATTAAGCTATAAAACTGTGTTGTCATATCTATCTCGGTTTAATTAAAATGATTTCGCCACTATGTGCCGCACTAAAAATATTCGCTTTTCCTCTTGAGGTAGCTGATACAGCTAACTCAGTAATATGGCGTGATACTGGTTTCGCATCTTCAAGTAACCGTTCTAATTCTTGGTAGATTTTCTCGCTAATGCCCTTATCTTTTAATTCAACAAAAATTCTAAAAGTTCCGGCTTGTCTTTCTCGCTTTTCTTTAAACCACTCTCTAATTTCAAAATCATAACCGAGAGATTCAACAATTCTTCTTACTGCTCCTACCGTCCCTTTCCGTTGGTGGTTATGGTAAGAATCAATAATAGCTTGTCGTTTTTGTTGCTCGCTCCAGTATTCCTCCCAGTAATCAACCGACAATGCCCACGCTAGATAAGGCAACAACTTTACGGGGCATTTGTGAGGGTTTATTAAATTTTCAAAATCAATTCGGTTTGTTACTGCTTCTTGTAAACATTCTGCTGCTCGTTTTTCGAGTAGGCTTGAGCCTGATGGTAACAATGGCTTAACTGTATTCATCGCTTGCCTCAATGCTTAATACTGTGCCGGTGCAATATCCTGCTTGATATGGAGTTAAGACTAAATCGTTTTTTGGTGCTTTGATTTGTACATTCTGCACACCGGCAACGTGCAAAGCAGCATAAATACCGGAATGAGTCACATCTCTACCAATTCGCTTTGTATGCTGGATATAGGATTCAAGATTTGCTTGAGCCGCTTTCAGGATAGGCTCTTTTTCCGGTCCTTTATAAATTTTAAGCACTGCCTCAATCGTATATTCCACGATCTCCGCACCTTGTACTGTTACTCTATCTGCAATCGGTCTCACATCTTCATCGTTAAGTGCTGCGGTAACCGCATTAATAATTTCATCATCTGCTTGTCCCGTGCCTACCCTAGAGGTAACTGTCACAGTCACATAAGCAGGCTTAGGTGATATAACCGACACATCGGCAATTCTGCCGTGTGATGATAATGCGTGATAGGTATAAGCTTTTCTAGGGCCTGCACCTGAAATGCTTTCAAGTTTGAGTTGCACACGTTGCCTAAAATCATCGTCTGGCTCTAGCTCTTCCTGTATCGGGGGGTTTTTAGTTAAATCTTCAGGCTGTACCACTAATCTTTTAACATTGTAATTCCCCCCAATCACATCTAAATCTGTACCGGTGGCATAGGCTAACATTGTTGCCTGTGCTGCACTGTTAATGCGTTGGCGTTCCATTAATTGCAGATAGCAATTCTCCTCTAGTAACTTTGTGATAGGCTCAGACTCCAACGCTAACCGTGCAGCCATTACCGATCTTTCGCTTTCGGGGTAAAGCGATAAAAACTTGGCTTTCCGCTCTGCTAATAAGGTTTCATAGTCCAATTCTTCCAGCACTTTTGGGGCGGGGAGTTTGGATAAATCGACAATTTCGCTCATAGTTTAAAACGCATTCCTTTGATGCTGATTTTTCGGTGCTTAAGGGTAAAATCTAAGGTGCAAATCAGCTTATTGTGGTTATCTTCGGCAAATTCCACTTTAAATCGGGTGATCGCTATACGTGGCTCCCATTGCTGCAACGCCATCACGCACGCAGCGGAGAGTTGCATAATCAGACTTGCGGCAATCGGTTTATCAGTTAGCTTGTAGAGATTACTGCCATAGGTTCGCCGCATTACCCGACTGCCTTTTGCCGTCAGCAAAATATCTTTGATAGACTGCTTGATATGCTCTACTTCGTCTTCAAGCTGTTCGCCTGTTTCTCGGTTCATTATGGTTTTGCTCCGCTAGTTGGTCTGCCGTCACCTTGCTCAATGTGATGGTGGCTGCCTAAACTGATTCCCGCCCCTGATACATCGCCTTTTGCTGTTACCGCCCCCTGTGTGCTGATTGCACCTTGCGATGAGGTTGTGCCTTTCACGGAGAGGTTGCCCCCAATCACGACATTTTTTGTGGCCTTAACCGTGGGCGTGTCGAGCGTGATAGATTCTGTCGCCTGCACAATCACCACTTTGCAATTTTTTACGGTTAATTGACCGCTTGCGGTGTTGTAGCTGATTTCTGCACCGTCCGAAAAGCGGAATAGATGCTCATCGGCGGATTGGCTCGGGGCGTTTTGGGTGTAAATCCCAAATAAGATCACGCCTGTGGTAAATTCACCACTCACGCTTAACACCACGCATTGCTCGCCAACTGTTGGAGCTGACCACGTTTGCGATGTGCCGGCACGAAAAGTCAGCCACGGTAAGAAATCGGTCGTAATACCGCCCGAATTGACCCGTGCGGTGGCTGTGGTTAAATCCACCTCGGCAATAGTGCCAAGGCGGATAATATTGTCTAAACGGCGGATTTGTTCGGCGTGGTTTGGCTCACTCATTTTTACAATTACAAGCGGTTAAAAAATGAGGATATTTTGCAAAAGGCGAAAGGCTTTGGGTATAAATGCAAGGTGTGAAATGGGGTTTAACAGGCAAAGAAAAAGCGACCGATTAGGTCGCTTGCTGATTATAGGCGTGGGTAAAGTCGGCTACTGTGAATGATAGCTAAGATGATCACTTCATCTGCCTGCCTATCGTAATCGTACACAATCCGATAACGTCTTACGAAAGTTTCTCTTGTCCCATCTTCTCTTGCTCTTCCAGAGAGTGGCATAAATGCAATTTGCTCTATTTTGTCAAAAATATCACTTTGTAATCGAATACCACTCGTTTCAAAACCGGTAAATTCGATAACACTTTTTACAATCTCGTCAAATTGACTCAATGCTTGTTGGTTTAATGGTAATTTTAGCCATAAACCACTTCACGCTGAAATTCGTTTAGCTCTTGTGATTTTTGCTCAATGGTTTTTTTGATATGTAAGCGAGATTGCTCTAGCGTAAATCCTAAACCAGCTTTGTGTTCTTCTCTACCTTTTCGCACACATTCATTCACAAATTCATCATATCCTTTTTCTTTAAACATCATTTGCTCCTATAAAAAGCGGACAATTTAGAGCATTGTCCGCTTTTCATTCTACTTTGTCAAATTAGCCCCTGTCTCTCAAAGACGATCTTGCTCTTGCTTGTGCTTGGCGTTGTTGTTTTTCCAACTCCATTGCAACCAGTCGGGCGATTGCTTGTGGGTCTTGCCCACCGGTGGCGTTGATGGTGATATGGATATTTTGCGACACCGGTGCAACTGTTGGGCTTGGTTGGCTTGCCGTCAGCGGTGGTCTGCTGTCGATTTTGACCGCAGGCATTGGTTGAGCAAACGCAACACTTGACGCAAGTGCAGTTAGCCCAGCAACTTTGCCATAGTTTAGCCGGTTAAGATTTGCCACACCCAAGCGTGCAGTTGCCTCTTTGGTCATTACATACTCGCCCTTATGCACAATACCGGCGGGCTCGTATTTGCCACCGTTGCCGGTGTAGCCGCCTGTGGCAAAGCCTCTTCCTTTACCGTTACCAACCAAGCCACCAATCCATTTTTGCTCAAGTTGTGGTGGAGTATAATTCGGGTCATACATATTATTTGACATTTCTGCCGTTTGACTAATCTGCTTAGCGTGCTCGGTGGGAACAATTGCAGTAGCTGCCTTTTTTACACCCTCACCAATAGTGTCCCAACTCGGCATATTTTCAGAAATCCACTTAAACTGATCGACTAGCCACTGAACAGGTGATGTTACCAAGTCTATTGCACCAGCCAATGCAAGCCCGAATTTTTCTCCTGCAGAACTCGCTTTATCTAAACTTTCCGATGTTTTATCCGCTGGGGTTAATAAATCGGATAACCACTTAAACGTAGATTTAACCCAGTTTGATATAGTTTCAAATAGTTTTCCTAAAGGTTTAAATCTCTCTAATACTGGTGCAAGACCTTTAGATAATCCTTGCAAAAAGCCTCCAAAAAAGGCTCTGACCTTCTCCCAATTTCTATATAACGCTACCCCTGCTACCGAAATAGCTGTAATCGCTAAGCCAATCGGCGAGAAAATACCAAGTAATAATTTCAACGGTGAGAAAATAAAACGGATTGCACTCCACAACTTGCCTAAAATACCTTTTAGCATATTGAGCCAAAATACTTTTGTTTTAAGCTGTGGAATTAGCATTTTGATGCCACCGCCTAATTTATTAAAACTACTTCCCAGCACATTTGGTAAAGTTGCTAACTGATTAAATTTTGATTTAACAAAAGCAGCCGTAGTGCCTGATGAATAAAGTGATTTATTGAATAATCGGAATTTATCATTACTATCAAATAATGCCTTATTTAATAAGGTGCTTGCACCTGTAAATTTGCCGATACCAAGAGCCAATCTTGCTACAGGATATAATGCAAAACTTGCCACCACTGCAAAAGCTCCTAGCACCGTTAAACTAGAGCCAAGAATAGCAGACCATTTAACGAATGTTGCAATTAGCCCTTTATTCTCCCGTGCCAAGCTCGCTAACCATTTAACCACTTCAATAATTTTTTCACCAAAAGCCCATAAGCCTTGTACTGTTTCTTGAATAACGGCTCCGACATCTTCAGCCCATTTTTGCAACTCGCCATTTTCAGCCATTTTATCTAAACTGTCTAACACCCATTGCAATTTATTTTTAATCCAGTCAAATGCTCCCGATTCCATCACTTGCATTTGGAAATTTGTCCAATAATCTTCAATTTTTGCCCAAATACCAACTAGCGTTTTAGCTTGTTTTTCCATTGCTCCAGCATATTTTTCGTTAAAAATACGGGTTAGGGTTTGCTCAATTTCTTTTCGGTTATTTTTGTTTACTTTTGCGACTTGTTGTTTGCCTAATTTATCAGTGTAGGCATACTCAATAATATTTGTACCTTTAACTACACTTCCTTTAATACCAAATTCTTTTAAGCGTTCATTCTCACCCGTTAAAGCATCTGCTATTGCCTCAACTGCTTGCATTACAGGCTTACCCATTGCAGCACCTGTATCACCTAATGTTTGTAGTAAGCCATTGGTAGGATCAAGACCGTATGCTCTTAACTTTACAAAGGCTTCCATTGCTTCATCAAGGTTTGAGGGGGTATCTACTGCAAATTGTTTAACCCAATCAAAACTTTGCTTGGCTTTTTCAGCACTTCCCTCGGTTACCTCTAAAATAGCATTAAATTGTTCAAATTTACCCGCTGTTTGAGCCATTCCGACAACCCCTTTCCCTAGCCCAACAACAGGGGCAGAAATTGCCGCACCACTAATCATTGAGCGTTGTCCTAAATTATGCAAACGTTCGCTGGTATTTTTTACCTTTTCGACAGTTGCCCAATATTTTTCATTTCGAGCTTTAACCGCATTTAGTTTTTCTAATTTTGCTTTTTGTTGGTCGATTAATTGATTTGCTTTTGCAATCTTGTCTGTTAAGTTGGTTTCGCTTTGAGCAAAATCTTTAATATTAATGCCGCTTGCTCTCAATTCACGTCTTAAACTACGAAAATATAAAAGTTGCTTAGCTTGTTGATGGCGAGAATCCTTTAATGCCCGATTTTCTTCTGTTCTTTTTCGGCTGACACTTGAAATAGATGCACCGAGTTTTTCATATTCTCTTTGCATTTTTTCAAAATCTTTATCTAAAAATGCGGCTCTTGCACTCCAAGCTGAACCACCTTTCGTAATTTGTTGAAATTCCCTTTTTTTCGCATCCATTTTCACTTTCAGCTCAATTCGTTCATTTTTCATTTGGCTGATTTTATTTTTGAGATTATCTAAATGCTTTGTCTGTTTGAGTATAGTTTCATTGGATTTCTTAATGCTATCGTCCATTTTTTTAAATGATTGCATTTTACTTTGTGTTTTTTCCAATGCTTTTAATTCATCTCTCTGTACTTTTAAAGATTGAGATAATTTCTCCGTCTGTTTTACCACACTCTTAAATGGTGCGGTTAATTTATCTAACGCAGAAAGAACTACTTGAATTTTTAAATTATTGCTCATATTATAACCTTAATTGTAGTATGGCTAAGGGAAAATCTATGGAAATCTTATTTATCTTACTTGGGTTAATTGGTTTCGGTGCATTATTGGCAATAGGTTTTACAACCTTTGCTGCCATTTTTGGTGTAGTTACAACAGTATTTTTAAGCCTGCTTTCATTATTGGCAAATATGGTTGGGCTTTCTATTATCGTTATTCTGATCTCACTTTATGTATTGTTACCACTCAATACTTTTATTTTGATAGCATTGATTTTTTCAGCTATTTTAGGGTTTCTTTGTTGGTATCATTCAGATAGACAAAGCGTTAATCAATAACTCAAGCGGTCAAAATTGACCGCTTTTTTGCAAAAGTTTCTATTCATCATTTAGCTACCAGCCAAAATATTAATCATATAATCCTCAATCATCTGCAGATCGTCATCAGTAAAACCTAGCAACTCACGGCTGGCATATTTCACTTTTAAATCCCAATCTTTCCGCACTCGTCCGATTAAGCCTTGTTGGTGGATTCGGGCGATGACCGCATCACCACCCTCATAACCTAAGCTGACACCTTCGCTTTCAAGGCGTAGCCGCATAAAACGTGGCTGGGTAATTTTGTCAAACATCTTGCCCGATTTAATTTTGCTTTTTACCCCTTTCTTCGGCTTTTTGCGTGGCTCGTATGCCGAGCCGTCTGGGTTTTGTTGTGCTTTAATCCGTCTGCGTTGGCTTCGGGCAAGCTCTCGCCCGATTTGTTGATACATCAACCGTCTGCGAGGTTTGCTGATATTATTTAGCAAGTGGTCAAAGGCGGTTTTTACTTGTTCAATCGGTTCACTCATTTGGCTCTGTCCACTGATAAATCAGTTCGTCTTTGAGGTAAACCTCATATTCGGTTAAACGGGTAAATGGCGAAACATCGGCAAGGTTCGGTTCATCGGCGTGGGTTGCGATTAGGTGTCCGTCTTGCTCTTTCACGATCACCCGTTCCGTGAGCGGAATGCGGATATAAATATCGTAGCTTTCGTGATTGTTGTGGTCGATTTCAAATTCGATTTTGTCTTGTAGTTCCGGGTTTTGCAGTAGCTCCCATTGTTCATTTCGCACAAAATTTAGCACCGGCACAAACAACACGTCGGGGTGATACGGAAAATCCACCACGATTAGCTCTAAATCGTAGTGGTATTCAAACGAATGGCTTTGGCTCCCTTTGCTTTTAATTTTGCCTTTGTCATATTGCAAAATCAGATTTTCGGAGTTGGTTTGGAATATATCAATGGTTTGCGTGAGCAAGGCTCGCAAGCGATCAGGTTTAATCATCTGCGGTAGCCTTTTTGCTTATGCTCGTAAATGGTTTGGCACTCAATGCAACGGGTGCAGCCAATAACCATTTCTCGGCGTTTTTCGGGGATTGGCTCGCCACAGTCCTCACACTCAAAGAGGCTGGTGCAAGCGGTCTGATTTTGCAAAATTTTTGCAAGTGCTGCCTCTCTGGCTTTTTCGGCTAATTCGTTGGCTCGGTCGATTTGGTCTGACATAGTCGTCCTTATTAAAAAAGGCGATTACTCGCCTTGGTTGATTTTGTTGTATTGCTCGATGCAATGCTCGAACGATTCGATGATGACTTGGCATACCTCAATGGTGTTGAGTCTTTTGTCTAGTGCTTTGACAAGATCACCGTTGGTGTTAATCTCGGTTGCCGGTGTTTGGCACTCCAGCCTTTTCGGACAGATTATCGGGTTCGATTTGAGGGTGTGATACCGCACGCTTTCGTTGGTTGAGCAGCTTGCCAACGCTAGGAGGCACGGCAGAATCAGCCCACTTTTTATGCTTTTCCAGTTCGTTAAGGATTTCATTACTTCGTTGCTCCGCTTGTTTCATTTTGGCTAACACTTTCTGATTGAGGTCATCCACCTGTTTTTGATACGCCTCAAGCTGTATTTGGCTGTTTTCAAGCTGATTGGCTAAATTGCGGTTATCGGCTTGAATCAGTTGGTTTTGCGTGGTGCGTGCCTGTAAGTCTGCTTTCAGGCTTTCGTTTTGGCGAAACTGCACGAAATTGGCTAATACGCCAACTAGCACCAGCACAATCATTAGCGGGCTGAAATGCTTATTGGTCATTTGGCAGAGTTTGACAATCATTTAACCTCCTGCCCGAGACACAGGGCTTTTTCTTTTTCTCGGCGGATTTTCAAACCTCTTAGCACTTTACCTCCCGAGCGGTTAAAATCAGGTATCCTATTACACATCGCTTTAAAATCCTTAGCCATAGCATATTTATGGATTGTTGTCTGAATGTATTTACCATTTTCATTTGGATAAAATCTAAGGTTGTAACATCCCATATTAAATGCTGCTGATACCATCGCCGAAAACTGATTTTCGTTCATTTTGTCGCCATTAAAATAACGATTGATACACCTTTCAGCTATTTTAAGATCTTTTATCCAACGCTCGGCAATCTCTTTATCGGTGTATTTGTGATTGACATTAATTTTCTCACCGCTTGCCTCGGTTGAGCCAATGCCAACCGTGATTACATCGGCAGGGCATTTATACGGATCACGTCTGCAACCCTCCGCATTGCCGATAATGGCTAAGCCTGTTTCGCTGGTGCGGATTTCGGAGCTGTAATATTGCTTTACCGTCCCGATAATAGCTGCAACGGAGCAGACAAATACGCCAATTTTTACACTTTTACTCATTCTTTTTCCCTTGGTTTTGTAGCTTTAGCTCAAATTCTCGCTCTTTCAGTTTGTATTCTTTGGCTCGGTATGCCCAATTAAGTAATAAGGTTAAAATAGCTACCAGAATACTCACTACCACCCCCCAATCAGATAGGGTGAGGCTACCAAAAAAGCCAAAAATTGCCCCAAAATAGGAGGCTTGTTCAGTTTTGTGCATATTTTTTAATCCCAAAGTTGCACGCTGGATTTCGCCACCGTTGCAAAACGGCTCTCAATATCCGGCATTGTAACTACAGTGCCGATCGGCAAACGTGGCAAATGAGCCAGTTCGGGGTTATATTCTAAGGCTTGCTCGACTAAGCCTGCCGTTTGCCCGTAGTGCCGAAAGATCAGCTCATCTAAGGTGTCGTCTTGGCGTGCAATCAAGGTGTTCATATTAATTCACTAATCATTCGGTTTTCGCCCAAAATATCCCGCACGGCAAAGTGGTAATCCCGCTTTAAATCACCAGCGGTACTTTCTAGCTCTTCGGCTTTGTCGTGGCCGTCTTTGGTGCTGTCATAACTGCGGTATCGTTCGTAAAGGTTCGCTACTGCAAGGCAATAGACCGCTCGTTTATATTTGTAAACCAGCACGCTTTCGCCGTTGATTTGCTCATCATCACAGGCTTGCAAGTTCGCTTTTTGTGCTTGCTCTGCATTGAGGCGATAGGCTTTTAAGTCGGCATTGACTGTTGCCATTGCCTCAATCACCGCTTGTTTTAGCCGCTCATTAATGACCGTGCCATCAATCCGCATTGCATTTCGCACCTCCAGTAGCTCAATGTTCGGAAAAAAGCCATTATTGGTGATAGTTTCATCAGATTCTGCGGTGGGCTTGATCGCATTTTTGCTGGATTCATAGCCATTCACTTTCGGGATACTAATAACGTGATTGCGTTGTTCCATAAGGTTTCCGTAAGGTAAGGGGTGGGGATTTTAAAAGGGTGCAAAATGAATAAATCACCCTTTAAAATCCGCCCCTTGGCTGGCGTGGATACGCTCTATTTCGGCTTTCGCCTACTCATTCTGTTCTTCTGCTGGTTTCGGCTCTTCGGCTTGTTTGGCAAGTTGCTTTTCTAACTTGTCTCGCAAGCCTTTTGCACCGCATTGAGGGTCGAGGGCTATCGCTCTTTGATAGTGTTCAAGGGCGGTTTGTGGCTCTGCCTCTTGGATTAGCTCGCCTAGCTCACGCAGTAATTTGGCTCGCACTGGGTCGGGCATATCAAATTCAGCGGTGAGGTCGTTTGCCTGTTTCAGCACGGCTGCCTCAAACGGCTGTTTTTGGTCTCGGGCTTTCTTTGCCGCCTCTGCAAGCTCTTCAACCAAGGCGGTTGCCGGTGTGCGTTCAAACTGCTCCGGCATTGCCAAATCGTGCATTAAAACGTATTGAGCAATCGCAAGGGCGGTTGGGTAATCGCCAATATCAATCGACCAAATCAGCATTGTGGTGATAACCGTGTCTTGCACACCGGAGCCTTTGGCAAGGGAGCCTTCCACCCAAGGTCGGTATTGCTCAAAATTGTTGCGTTTAAACTCAATCTTTCGCTCAATCGACTGGGTTTGCTTTAATTGGCGTTGATGGGCTTTAAGTTGGGCTAAAACTAAGTCATAGCCTTGTAAGCCTTCAAGGTTTTCTCGGTTTGGGGTTGCAGACTCACTTTCTGCGGTTTTCCGCAAAAAATGAGCCCGAGCCGGACTCATTCGCATAGTTCCACCTTACTCTTTATCTTTGAGTGTAATGTTTTCGATTAATGCCGCACAGCCATAATCTTCGACAACGTAGTCGATATTTTCTGATTCGTAGGTTTCAATACGGTCTTTTTTCGGCACGTTCTCAATATGCTTGCGGGTTGTCCCCTCTTGCACATAGATGGCTAAATTTTCCAGCTTAGTGATTAAAATCGCATTCGCCGGGAAGAACGGCACACGCACCGCTTTTAAGCCCCCAATGCGTTTTTGTGAGATCACAATATCAGCGGCAAGTTGTTCGGTTGGTGCGTTTTGCTGATTCACAATCGGGAAATATTTATCCGCAAGCAACTTGCGACCGGTAATCACCACTAAATCGGTGTCATCACGATGCCATTCATCAATAAGTTCTTCGGTGGCGTCCATTACGAGTGCGTCAAGATTGGCATACTCTTGACCTTTGCCGACTAAAACTTGGTTGTCTGTGCTTTCGCCATTCATTACACGCTCTTTGGCATCTTCACGCATTTTCTGCAACCAGCCTTTTGCCACATCTTGCAATAACGGGTTGCTGTTGCGATCACTGGTTGCCGCACGACTTGTGCCGTTAAAGCCGATCATAATCAAATCACGCTTGCGTTGTTTTGCCGCAACATTCGCCACTTTTTGCTGAAAATCAGGGAATTTCGCCCACATATCCAACTGTTTATAATTGATATGGGTGTCAAAATTGATTTGTTGGCAGTGGTAGGTTTGTTTTACCAACTTCGCAATAGAGGTGGTTTTGCGTTCACCGTCACCGCTGGTATCGGTGGTGCTGGCCACGGTGTGAGCTGAATCTAAACCTAAGGTTTCACCGGTTTGCTCATCAACAAACACAAAGCTGATAGATTTTAAGAAATCAGAGCTTTCACGCACCTTTTCATACAGCTTTTGCTGTACCGATGGTTGCACTGTGAATTTAATGCCGGTTGCCAATGCATTAAACGGCAAGTTGTTTAATTCAGCTTGGCGTGCAAGGTAGGCGTTATATTTTTCAAGGGTTAAATCTTTCATTCGTGATCCTCAATTAAAAATCGGTTTGTACATCACCTGCTTTCGCACCAGTGGCTTTTGGGCGTGGGGTGTAATTGGCAGACGGTTCTTGTTCCAGTTTTGCAAATTTTTCGGCAAATTCGCCCGCTTGTTTTTGCAATTCGGTAAATTCGGTTTGCAATGTGCTTAGCTCGGTTTGCAAGCGGTCGTTTTCTGTCGAAACTTTGCTAAATTGCTCCGCTAACAATTCCATTGCCTTTTCGTGTTCGGCAAATTTGCCGTCATTGTCGGTTTTGGCTTTGGTAAACATCGCCTTAAATTTCTCCAGCCACGCACCTTTTTCAGGTTCAGCAGTAAATTCTAAATTCGCCTCTACTGCCTCACTCACAAGGTTTTCCGGCTTTTGCTTGCGGTCTGCTAGTGGGTTATGGGTTGCACCGGCACAAAATGTAAGGTATTCCGTGCCGAGGCTTGCCGGTGTATCAGTCACCGCTAAACCAACTAAATACGCCTCGCCTGTGTCCGCAAAATTAAGGTCAATTTCCACAGAGGTATAAACTTTCTGCTTGTCTTTGACTAACTTCACTAAGGCTTCGGTTGGGGCGATTTCTGCCAGTAACTGTAATTTGCCGTCTTCACGTTCTTCTGTTTTAACCGCTAACACATCGCCATAGCTGTAAGAATGCGGGTCATCTTTCTCAAACCAACGCCAGCGGAAATGCTCAAGGTTAATACGAGCACCATAGTTATTTTTCGGGTCGTAATTTTCTTCAATCTGCGTGAGCCATTCACGACTAATTTCGCGTCCATCTGTAGTTGCTCCTTCCGTTGCTACCACAAACCATTTGGATTTTGTTGTCATCTGTTTTTCCTTGCTCTAAAGGGGAGGGGTAAAAATCGGATTTATGATCTTGTTTTGTGCCGGCGGTTTCAATGTGTGGTACGTGTTAAATCGGGTTTCACAGCCTTAAGCAAATGCTTAAACAAGGTGGATTTTTGATAATCCCACCTATGGAAAATGAAAATACAATCACTGAATACGAGGTGTTGGCTGCCAACCCTCTACACGATAAACGAGAGGCTCAATCAAAGTATTGGGCAGGTTACACCGTGACCGAAATTTCTCGTCAGCTAAATATTCCCGTCTCTACCATTGCAAGTTGGAAAAAGCGAGAGAAATGGGACGAAATCAGCCCCGTTGGACGAGTTGAGGCAACGCTTGAGGCTCGTTTAAACCTTTTAATTATGAAAGAGGTAAAAACAGGTTCAGACTATAAAGAGATTGATTTGCTTGGTCGGCAGCTTGAGCGTGTGGCTCGAGTGAAGAAATACGCTAACGGCGGAGGCAATGAGGCGGATTTAAACCCGAACATCAAAAGCCGAAATAAAGGCGACCGCAAAAAGCCTGAACAAAACGCTATTTCTGAAGAGCAAGCGGAATTACTGATTAATGGCTTTTTAGACGGAATGTTCCATTATCAGAAAAAATGGCACGAAGCTGGGCTGACTCATCGAATCCGCAATATTCTTAAAAGTCGTCAAATTGGAGCGACTTATTATTTTGCTCACGAGGCGTTAGTTGATGCGTTAGTAACCGGTAGAAATCAGATTTTTATTTCCGCCTCGAAAAAACAGGCATTGCAATTTAGAGCCTATATTGTGGCATACGCCAAACGGGTTGCCGATGTGGAGCTAAAAGGCGAAACCATTACCTTGCCGAACGAGTCTCAACTAATTTTCTTGGGTACAAACTCGAAAACGGCACAGTCTTACCACGGCAATCTCTATTTTGATGAAATCTTTTGGGTAAACCGCTTTGAAGAAATCCGCAAAGTTGCTGCGGGTATGGCAAGCCAAAAACAATATCGGATTACTTATTTTTCTACCCCTTCGAGCATTACCCATTCCGCCTATCTGCTTTGGTCGGGCAAGCTGTTTAACCGCAAACGACCGAAAGCGGAGCAAGTGGAAATTGATATTTCGCACGCTAATTTGAAAAACGGCAAAAAATGCGGAGACGGCCAATGGCGACAAATCGTGAATATCTACGATGCCGAGGCAGGTGGCTGTAACCTGTTTGATATTGAGCAACTCAAACTGGAAAACTCGCCTGATGAGTTCGAGCAGCTCTTTATGTGTGAGTTTATTGATGATAACCAATCCGTCTTTAAATTTACAATGATTCAGCGTTGCTTGGTCGATTCAATGGAAATTTGGAAAGACTACGTTTTCACCGATGGCTATATGCGACCGTTTGGCAATAAAGAAGTGTGGGTAGGCTATGATCCTTCTTACACCGGCGACCGCTCGGCATTGGTGGTGATTGCTCCACCGAAAGTCGATGGGGGCAAGTTCCGTTTGTTGGAATATCGCACTTTTAAAGGGGCTGATTTTGCCGAACAAGCGGCAGAAATTATCGCTATTTGTGCAAAATATAACGTGACCAGACTGGCGATTGATACCACAGGGCTTGGTGTCGGCGTGTATGAAATCGTGAAAAAAGAACGGCCTGATGCGGTGGCTCTTACTTACAACGTAGAGCTGAAATCCAAAATGGTATTAAAAGGCTTGGATATTATCAGCAAAGGACGATTTGAATTTGACTCAATGCACGCTGTTGAGGTTGGTGCAAGTTTTATGGCAATTAAAAAACAGATCACCAACAGCGGACGGCAAGTGACTTATGTGGCAGACCGTTCGGAAGAGGCAAGCCACGCCGACCTTGCGTGGGCTTGCTTGCAGGTATTTATTAATGAGCCGTTTGATGGGAAACTGGAAGAAACGACCGGCACAGTAGATTTTTTAGATGATTAGGACAAAAAATGAAAAAACAATTGCGCAAAAATTTAACCCAAAATGACCGCTTACAACCGCAAGCACAAACCGAAATTTTCAGTTTTGGTGACCCGATTCCGGTGTTAGACCGTGCCGATATTCTCAATTATTTGGAGTGTTCGGCGATGTATGAGAAATGGTATAACCCACCAATGAGCTTTGATGGCTTGGCGAAATCGTTAAGGTCATCAACACACCACGAAAGTGCGATCATCACCAAAGCAAATATTTTGCTTTCCACTTGCGAGGTTGATAGCCGTTATTTATCACGCCGTGATTTGTCATCGTTTGTTAAAGATTATTTAGTATTTGGCAACGCCTATTTTGAGGTGGTGCGAAATCGCCTTGGGCAGGTACAGCGAATCGAATCACCTTTGGCAAAATATGTGCGAAAGGGTGTAGAGGCTGGTCAATTTTACTATGTGCCACAACGATTCGATCACCAAGAACACGAATTTGCCAAAGGCTCAATCTATCACTTGCTTGAGCCTGATATTAATCAAGATATTTACGGCTTGCCACAATATCTTTCGGCGTTGCAATCCGCTTGGTTAAATGAGAGTGCTACTCTGTTTCGCCGTAAGTATTTTTTAAATGGAGCTCACGCCGGCTTTGTGTTTTATATGACGGAAAACTCCGCAAAACAGGGAGATGTGGATAATATCAGAGAGCAACTGCGGAAATCAAAAGGGGTGGGGAATTTCAAAAATCTATTTGTACATTCTCCAGGTGGTAACAAAGACGGCATTCAAATAATTCCGATTGCTGATGTATCGGCAAAAGACGAATTTTTTAATATTAAAAACGTAAGCCGTGATGATGTGTTAGCAGCTCACCGTGTGCCACCACAACTGATGGGTATTATCCCAAACAACACCGGCGGTTTTGGCAACGTGGCTGATGCTGCCGAGGTGTTTTTTATCACCGAGATTGAGCCATTGCAAGAGCGATTGAAAGAGTTTAATCAGTGGTTAGGTCAAGAGGTTATCAAATTTAAACCGTCTAAATTGTTACAGCGGACACAATAAAACAGATCTTTACAAACTGACAATACAGCTCCTAGATTGGGGCTTTTTTAATATATAAAGCAAAAGTTTTGCCTGATTAGATTATATATTTCGGCAATTTATTATATCAAAACAACAAATAAAATACACTTAAAAAATAATTTTTCCTTTATTTTTCAACGACTTCACCACCTCCAACCCCGCGCGGTCTATCCCTCACCTCGCCCGCACACTTAATTTGTCGATTTATACGCAAATGCAAAAAGGCGATCCCTACAAGCCCCATATAATCGCAAAGCGATCTTAAAAACTCGATCTTTTTACGCAATTTTACGCACCTCAACGCAAAAATATTGCTTGTCAGGAAAAATCGTTATTCTTTAATTGCATATACATATACTGCACATTATAGATTTTAACTTATTGATAAATAATGATTATTGGTGCGAGCTAGTCGCACCATTATTTTTAAGCCTGAATATCCCGATTCAGGCTTTAATCTTACCATACTTATAATCAATAATTTAAATCATCTCTCAAAAAGCAATATAGCATTAATAAAAACATCATTTTTCATAGGAAACTTGATATTTATTAATCGTTTGTAGTCTCTAATAATATTTATTTACACAAAATAAACTGCAAAGAGCAAGAAAATCTGCCTTACTGTGCTTAGTTCCTGTTTGTAGGAAATTGATTTTATGGGAAAACGCGACTATATTCAATTTATTGTTCGCAGCAAAAGAGCCAAATTCCGTTCAGAATTTGGCTCTATATTTAAAATATAACTTAGCAATTAACCTTTGTAGTTATATACGTGAGCAACTAAGTCTAATACTTTGTTTGAGTAGCCAACTTCGTTATCGTACCAAGATACTAATTTAACGAAAGTATCAGTTAATGCGATACCTGCTGCTGCATCAAATACTGAAGTTTCAGTTGCACCATTGAAGTCTGTTGAAACAACTGCATCTTCTGTGTAGCCTAATACGCCTTTCATTTCGTTTTCTGAAGCACGTTTGATTTCAGCACAGATTTCTGCATAAGTTGCTGGTTTTTCTAAGTTTACAGTTAAATCAACAACAGAAACGTTAGTGGTTGGAACACGGAAAGCCATACCGGTTAATTTGCCGTTTAATGCAGGTAATACTTTACCTACTGCTTTCGCTGCACCTGTTGATGAAGGAATGATATTTTGTGATGCGCCACGACCACCACGCCAGTCTTTCGCTGATGGACCATCTACTGTTTTTTGCGTTGCAGTAGTTGCGTGAACAGTTGTCATTAAACCTTCTTTAATGCCGAATTTTTCGTGAATAACTTTAGCTAATGGTGCTAAACAGTTCGTTGTACAAGAAGCGTTGGATACGATGTCTTGACCTGCATAAGTATCGAAGTTTACACCGTTTACGAACATAGGTGTTGCATCTTTAGACGGACCGGTTAAAACAACTTTCTTCGCACCTGCGGTGATGTGTTTGCGAGCAGTTTCATCATCTAAGAATAAACCTGTTGCTTCAACTGCGATATCAACACCGATCTCATTCCATTTTAAGTTAGCTGGGTCACGCTCAGCTGTTACGCGGATCGCTTTACCGTTAACTACTAATTGACCGTCTTTAACTTCAACAGTACCGTCAAAACGACCGTGAGTTGAATCATATTTCAGCATATAAGCCATATAATCAACATCGATTAAGTCGTTGATACCTACCACTTCGATGTCATCACGGTGTTGTGCTGCACGGAAAACGATACGACCGATACGGCCAAAGCCGTTAATACCAATTTTAATTGCCAT